ATCTGCAGCGATACGAATACGACGAATCATGTATTGTGAATATGCTGGATGACATCCTGAAGTAACTCCCGGAAGCAACGACAAAGTACCGCTAGGCTTAACTGTTGTCAACTTAACAGACTCAGGGAAGCCATGCTCATGACTGTACTTGAAGTCAAACTCACGAAGACGACGATAGGTATCATTTAACCAGCTACGCTGCTCTTCTGTTGCCTGTAGCACACCTGTAACGCCAATACCCATCCGCATATTCTTGTGAACAATGTCTTCTGTCTCTTTGAGATGGCAAGGCAGTGCAAGGCTATGCTTGTTGATGCGGTACAGCAATTGGCAAACATCTAATAGCTGTTCTTTACTCTCGATGTTAGGCAGATATACTTCTGCTAAACAGCAAGTCTCATAAGCAGCTAAAGACTGTTCAGCACAAGGATTGTATCCCATGACATCTGGATCAGGATAATCTGTCTCGCCTAGACGACCAATCTTACGAGAGAGTTTCAGATTGATAAGTCCATAAGGCTCTCCTTTGCCCTCATAGCCATCCCAGAAGTACTCATGCAGGTCTTTGATGTCGTTACAGACAACGCTGTTATTCGACATTGCTCTCCATGATGGAATATTTCCCATGTCCCAACGCTTTGCAAGTAAGTACTCAACATCGTCAGGATCACCGATGGCAATCTGAGCAGAACGGCGTACATTACCAGCAACGACAATAGCGCCGATAATGTTCATGATGTCAAGGCAGTCAATCGGACGCAACTTCTTACCTTTACGCTTCTCAAGGATGTTACTAATCTTAACGATACCGTCACATAAGTCTTCAGGACCAGAAGCAGTACCACCAAAGCCTTTAATCGCCGCACCACGACCACGCACTAGAATGGTGCTGTATGTAAAGGTAGGATTAGTATCCGCTAGAAACGCCGCTTTGAGCGTCTTGCCGAGAAGTTTGACCCAGCCTTCACGGGAGTCAGGCACAATAAAATCAGCATCAGCGGTAGTAACACGAGTAGGAGCGCTAAAGTTAGGATTGACCGGAGGAAGTTTATCAACATTTTGCCTCTGAATGTTATAGCCAACGCCAGAGCCAAGCATCAGCAAGTCCATCGCCCAAGTGAAAGGACGGACAGGTTGATCGATAACGGTGAACGCACAGTTCTGTAAACTAGCCAGCCCTAAACGACCAACTGTATCTGTTCCCATCTGCCACAAGAATCGTCCAGCAACAGTGCCTTTCAATTCCATTAAGTACTTCCGTAGACGCTCTTGCTCATCTGCGTCAAAGTTACAGCCTAGCTGATCGTTAGAGGCTTTAATAACCCTTTCAACCGTATCTGTAAATTCTTCTGTAGAAGACTTCGGGTCTCCTTCGTTTAATCTCCTTGCGTATGTGCGTTTATATGTAATGTATCCTACAGTGCTAAAGGGTGTGTTATATGTCATTCGACTTCTCTTTCTAGTTTATCAAAATTGTCTTCAATTAAATCTGTGAATCTTTCCACGAGGTCTTCAGAGGATATTTCAAGCAATTCGAGTAAATCAACCTCGTCGATCTGCTTTAATCGATCTTTGATCTCAATCAATGTTAACGCCATGGGGAACCTTTAAGTGTATCATGAATAGTAGTTTTTGTCAATAGTTTCGTAGTTCGCAATAAGAAATTCTATGTAATGCTTTGCCTTCTCAAGGTCTTGCACACCATTCTTATATGGAAACCGGAGTGAGTACTTAATTACATTAGCTGTCCAAGGATCTAGCTTATAAGCCATGAAAATGTCCCAAGGCTGGATTTCAGCGACTTGGTAATGGTCACCCCCAACCTGCTTATGATCGGGGCTTATGGACTCGTTTATGCGGTCTATATAGTCTTTTAATTGCATTGCTTTACCTCTACGGACGATTTGATTGATTTTGTAGACTGCGACCAAGTTCCACAAGAAGAGCACTGATAGCGTTGATAGGTTCCGGTACTAGAGATCGAAGTGCCTCGTTTCTGCAAGCGAGTCGAACCACAATTAGGGCAAACATGATCGTCAGCAAAGAGATTGTGATTAGGGTGATTCCGAATCCAAGGACGCAAAGAGTTATACAACGACTCAAGTAAAACGACATCTTGTATATTATATTGCTCCATACGCTTCCACGCATCTTTATCTCCGTTCATGCACTTAACCCACAACTCATGACCCTCGTGTTCATGCTTCTTACCAAGGTTGAGTCGCTGTGCTACATAATCCAGCTTGTTACTAGGAAACCTAAAGTTGCTACGAACAACACGCAATAGGTCAATTTGTTTATAAGGCGATGGTGGATTAAAACTATGTAGTAAGAATTCCTTGTTAAGAGTAGGAATGTCAAACTTAGTACCATTGTAATGAACCACAGCGTCTGCATCGTTGAGAAGCCCATGAATGCCTTTTAACATTGTTTTAGGTTTAGATTGATGAACAGAATCAAATACAACCTCTTTATCGCCTAACCACTTTGCTGCATAGCACAAGACATAGGAAGATTCCATTAATTGATTGATGCTGACGTTTTGCTGCCACAGACCCCAAACATGGGCTGTGTTAGGACTAGACTCAATATCAAGCAATAGGATTTTCATGACCATTCCTCATCCATTTTATTGAAGTCAAACTCTTCTTGAACTTCACTCTTGAACTTCACTATTCTTTCCTAGAAATGCTTCCCACGCTGCCTTTGGAATAGCGTGTTCATGTGCTCTATCTGTCCAGCTTGTTACATCCGTAATAAACTTCATTTTAGGAGTAATATCATATCCGTACTTAGCTGAGATAACATCAGCACAGGCTAGGACAATATCAAGCCATGTGTGTTCTTCATCAAACTCGATTGTACGGCTAACACTGTCTGAGTTATCGCTTAGACTTACTTGTAGACTTAACATTCTTAGTTCCTTTCTTGGGTTCAAACTGCTCGTTAAACATACCTAATGATTGCTTTAACAACTGATTAAAACCAAACTCAATCATAAAGCAACGCTCTTCTTCTGTCATATCTATTTGAAGTTCAGCGCCACCATCTTTGAGTTCTGTCATCTCTAATACTTTCATTCTTTCCTCGCTATTAAATCAAAGAATACTTCTGCGTCTACAACAACTAAAGGCTTATTACCATTTTGCTTGACAACAGCAATCGGTTCATGATTGCCGTGTGTCTTTGCTTGTTCATAGTAATTATACACTGCTACTTTAGCAAGACTCTTACATTCAAACTGATAAGGTATTGCGTCTCTTGCCGCTGGACTTAACTTGACATCTTCCCCTCCGGCTCCCATTGACGTGCTTACGAGGTCTCCTTGGCGTAGTTGTGGAAACCTTTTTTGCAACTGTGCTACTACCCACTTTTGCAGGTTTCTTCCCTTTGCTTTTGCTGATTGCGGTTTCATTCTTTGTTTCCTCTAACTGTTGCGTCAAAATCCAAGACTTAGGAATACTGATACGATTGTTGCATTCGTGATCTGATACAGTTCCTGCAACACAGATAGCATCGTCTGTTTCACCGACAAGGAATCCAACAGTTACGCATTGTGCAATATCAACTTTTGGTTCGTCCCAGCCAGCATCAGCCTGAGCATCAATCCAAGTGATCTTAATCACCGGACAGTCCTGCAATTTCATTTTACTGGCGGATGCCATACTTGTTTCTCCTCTCTTAAAATCCATAATAAACGAGCATTCTCCAGCACTCGGACTTCATCGCCATCGTATGCTTTCAATACAGTTTCGTACATCTCTAATTCAGTCTTGCAATCTGCTAATAACTTCTTAGACTTAACAGGACCAATACCTTGTAATCCAATAATATTATCTACTTTATCTCCAGTAAGAATTTGAAGGTAGAAGTTACGGATGCCTTCTTCTTCAGTAACGTAATACTTCTCGTTCTTGACGAAGTTGTAATGATGCCCACGAATCATGTTAAGGTCTTTGTCAATACTGACAATGATTGTCTCATCTGGTTCGTTTCGATATGCTTCAATACCGAGAGCGTCATCTGCTTCCATACCATCTACTACTTCAAATCCCCATGCTCTTTCCATATACTCACGAAGAAGCTGGAAATGATAGGGCTTCTCAGCTATGCGTGTTCCTTTGTACGGAGCAGTAACGGCAATCTCATTTCTGAAATTACCTTTACCTGTAAGATAACCCCAAACTTCATCGACGCTGAGTTCTATATAGAGATTATCCAAGAATTCAGATAGACGGGCTAGGGCGAATTCTGCAGGGTCTCCTTCCGATGCAAAACCAAATCGATAAACTAGAATATCAGCGTCGACAAGGGCTTTCATAGAGGAATATCATCCTCTTCTACTTCTACTGCTGAACCATTGTAAACTCGTAAATCAGTAATCACTAAGCGTTGTAACGATGGCGAAATACCGGTACGAGACTGAAACTTCCACTCATAAGGCTTAACTAAAGCTGTAGCCTTAGATCCGTTGGCGATAAGATCTGTAATCTGATTGCCTTTAGGGTCAAAAGCTTTGATCTCATTAGTGCTTTTAACTGTGATGTACCAGCCTTTCTCAGGCTTGTCGTCACGATTAATAGGCTTAATACCTACTGCTTCAAGAGCTGCAACTGCTTTCTCAGAAAGATTGGTTAAATCAACCTGATAACGATCAGACATCTCTGACTTCTTGTTTAAGAAAGCCCACTGAATTTCTGCCTCAAGCTTAATGGGTTTTTCGAGATTACTCATTTTAACTCCTAGAAAAGTACTGCGTTAATAAATACAACTTAGTGATGCCTTCCTGAGAAGGACTTCATTTCCTCGATCCCTTCCATTGTTTCTTCGACAATTCCATCTGCTGCTGCAATTAGACAGTCAACAGTAGTCTCCAAATCAACCGAGGTTCCGACAGAAAAGGTGCGATCAGCGTACAGGGTAATGATGATTTCGCCTTCTACTTCTTTATCTTTTAGTGCGTCTCTTTCCATGTATCACCTATCTTATATTCGCCTGTTAAAGGACAATTCATTTTCAATTCAATACCAGCATCAGCAATTGCTTTCATACCAGCTTTACCTACTTCTTCTGCATAGTTCACAGGTACTTCAATTTGCCATTCATCGTGAACATTAGCCACTAATTTAAACGGTATTTTCCGTTTTGTCAAGTCTTTATTTAATAATACCAATGCTTGCTTCATGGCTATCGCACCAGCGCCCTGCAGTAGCGTGTTGAGCGCCGAAGGCTCCGAGCGAACGAGTAGCTTGCGTCCGTCAAGACCGAGTAAGACTCCCCTTTCAA